TCATCTTCCGTGTCCGTACCATATTCCAGTATCTCGCCGAACGAGGCTGATTCAAGCCCTTGTATGTTGTTGACAGGCACAGCAGGTGTGCCGCTGATTATTCCGTTGTTTACGGTTCCTGCCGTTTCTGCTTCCAGATAGAGAACATCGCTGTCTGTTTTGCCTAAAACAAAATACTGTCCCCCTGTAAAAAAGCGTTCTCCTGATTCGGGGGTTGTGCCTGTGAAGGACACGTTGTATTTTGCGTTCGTTGCGGCATGGCGTGTAAGTCCGTACTCGCTTGCCTTTACGTCAAGATATTCACCTGATGTTGTATCAACCTGTGTCAGCGTAAACACAAGGTCAAGATTCATGTACAATTCGGCTATCTTAATTATAACTCCCGATACGGCATCATAAAAAATACTGCCCTGACGTGTGTCAATGCCGTCGGGAGCGTTATCCAAGACCTCTTGCAATAACGCTTCATAGGTCTTATCATCAAACATTTTCTCATCTCCTTTCCGTGACTATATACTAACTTCTGCGCTGATCTCTCCGAATACAGTCTGTGCAGTAAAGCTGATGTAGCATTCATCGCCGTTAAAGTCCACATTCACATCACTTATATCAATTATTCGGCTATCGGGTCTTAGCGTGTCCCGTATCAGCTCCTCTGCCGATGTCTCAATGTATTCGGGAGTAGCGTTCAGAAATGCTCCTCTGATGTCGCTTCCGTACTGATCGTCATATACAAGGCAGTCAAAGCGTGGCGTGACAAGAGCTTTTCTTATTGCCTGCTGTACAGCTTCTGCGCCGTCAGCACTTCCCGTTATTCTACCTGCATCAAGGTTAAGGCGATAGGTTTTGGAGGGCTTTTCCTGTTCTTCCTCAAAGCTCTCAACGTTTATCGGACTGTAGACTGCTTCTGCCATAGTATCACACCCTGTCTAAAACATAGTATTTCTTTCCCTTGTTAAGCACAAGCATATGCACTCTGTCGCCTGCCTCAAGGCTTCCCAGCCGTGAGGGTATCACAAGAGATATTTTGCTTATTATCAGCTTGCTGTCATTTACCGCCTGTATCTTGAAAGGGTTAAGGCTCATCACTGTACCTTGTATAAGGTCTGTTTCCTTTCCCGATAGTTCGCTAAACAGTTCTTTGATGCTGTCTGCCATAACGTCACCTACTTATTTTCCGATGACGGAACATAGTCAAAGTAAGGGCTTATGTACCAGTTCTTTTCAAAAGAAAAGCTAAGATGACCGTTAAAGCACTTGACATAAACATAATTTCTGTCCGATATTTTCATTATGGGCTTTAAGTAATCTATCTTTTCCCCCTCATAGAATTTAAAGGGGTCAAATGCTTCTGCTATGCACCCGTGAGACCAGTAAAGGACTTGCTCTGTACACTCCTTTAAAAAGTCCTGCATATCGGTTATTCTGACCCTATATGCGTATTCGGAATTTATAAATTCTTGTTTCAGCATATTATCACCGCCTTATAAAAAAGCAGGGAGACGTTTTGTTTATCCCCCTGCCGCCGTTTACTGATATTATCCAAGTCCTATTTTCATTGTATCAAGTCGGCAGGGATCTTCACTTTCGGCAATTTCCGAGGCTATGTAAAAAGCCTTACGTTCATTAGGCATATCGTAAAATTTTTCGGGTCGCAAACCATGCCTTTGCCACAGCACATGAGCCCAGTATGCGTAAAAATCCCTGCTTTTTATTAGTTTTTTGCGTCTTCAATATTCTTCTCGGTCTTTTTACCCTGTTCTCCCTCAAAGCCGTCACTGATGCCCAGCGTATCTGTGACCAGCTTTACCACTGCGAGATATTCATCTGTATATGGGAAAACTTTTTTCGGCATTTCGGTTATGTCTTTACAGCCGTAAAAATCCATAAGCTCTTTGGATTTAAGGTCGGGGTATACAAGGGCTGCCGCAACAAGGTGCCTTGTAGCACGCTTTCTGTCCTCTTCGGTTTTCCATACCACTTCGCCTCCCGAAACAATAGGATTACCCTTCTTGTCAGTAGCGATGGAACGCTTTTTGTAACCATCATTTATCTTTTCGATTTCTTCCCAGGGGAGCTTTTTTATCTCAAACTCAATAACATTGCCGCTCTCGTCCTTGAAGCTGTCGGGCCCCTGAACGAATACAGTTTCTTCCTTGGGCTCTCTCATAAAATATTTCAAACTTTTAGCCATAGCGATTTCCTTTCTTATCCTGATTTACGGCTGACCGCCGATTTATTTCAGCGGTCGTTTGCCGTATCAGATCTGTTTCAATAAGGGGCAATGCCCCGTCATGGGGCGAACGACTTAGGGCATTTGCCCCTTAGGGTTTCAGTGGGGGATTGAATTCCCCCACTGAAAGACTAAGATGACCGCCGCCTAAGGGGCGGGGGACATAAGTCGTGAGTTATATTCGTCTTATCAGTCGATAATTACATCTTTTGCATTAAAGTTTATGGTGTCCTTCAAAATGTCGCCGTCACTGTTGAGATCAAGGAGATTTATGTCTCCCGTAAGCACGCAGCCTACCACGGTAACAGCCAGAGGCTTGCCGCTGTCGGCCTGATAGTCACTGCCGGGATCATCGGAAACGCCCTGAACGGTAAATTCGGGAGTTATGCCTGTATCTCTGTACTTCTGGATATAATCTTTAAGGAATGCTGTTGTACGTCCTCTGGTGATAGTTCCCTTTACGGAGTAACCCAGCATTCTTGTACTTGGTGTTCTGTCGCCTAAAAATCTGCCTGTCCATGTATCGGTGGTAATGGTAATGGTACAGGTAGCACCGTCCATTACTTCAACACCGTCTATAAAGACTTTGCCGTCACGCACCGAAATAGGGCTTCTGTTATGTGTCATTGCTCCCATTTGTCATACCTCCTCATCTTGTCTTTACTGTGAAATACAGTTTTTCAGCAGCGTCCACAGGTTCAATGCCAACATTGAAATATGTCTCATCACCTGTTGACTTTTCTCTGTCTACAGTAAAATCGTTGTCATAGTCTATGTTTTTGAGTGCGCCGCTTCCGCCGTCAGAAGTGGGACCCATTCTTTTCAAAATGGTCTTTCCTACGCCCTCCATAACAGCCCAGCCTGTGGGATCGTTGGTATATCTGTTAGGTGGGAAATTCGCCTTTATCATTTCCGCAACTTCCGCAAATACACGAATTACCTTGTTTTTTCTGTAGGACTTATCTTTTCCTGTATAGGTCACAAGGCTGTTTATGTCATATTCTACAACTACATTGCCCTGCTCGGATACGGAGAAGAAAAACTCGCCGTTATTTATCGCCGTAACAGACGCTTCATGGGTTTTGGGATTTACAACCTTAATAGCACCTGCAACAATTCTGTTGGTATTGCTCTGCGTGCTGTCTGCACCTGCTGTGATGCCTGCGACGTAAGCACACGCCTGAGCTGTTGTAAGGTCTTTTCCCTCTAAGCCGTAACTGTTGGTGACGTTAATGATGCCCTCGTTATCCGCACTTGTAAAGTTTGGCACTACAGCCTGTACGTTCTTGCCCACATTGTTTATCAGATGGTTGATTTTAGCAAGCACAGCCGCCTGCAATGAACTGTCGGTGAACGGGAAAGCCATAGTGTTCCAGTTTTCGCCTTCACAAGCGGTTAGAAACGCTGTAACACCTGCATTGCCGCTTGAAGCGTTTGTGCCGCCTGTAAGTGTTACTCCTGCAACAGCGGCAATAACAGCGTCATCACTTGATTTTGCAAATGTTATGTACTCGCTGTCTGCAAGGTCTGTATAGGCTGTGACATTGTTGAACTCCTCTATTTTCGCACCGTCAAGGTAAATGTTGACATCGAATCCCGTAACAGGGTTTGCCGTAATGGAGTATTTCAGTGCATTTCCTCTTGTGCCTTTGTACTTTGCTGTGCCTGTGAGTCCGCCGCCTGTGCCTGTTGCAGCGGTTGCTCCTTCTGTGCAGATGTAAACAATGACTTCCGAAGCACCTTTGAGAGCTTCTCTTATCATCAGCATATTACCGTTTGCATCATCATCGTAAACGCTGTAGCCCAGTTTCACTTTGTATTCATCGGGTGCGTCTGCGGTTATTTTCATCATTTCTCCTGCGGGTCCCCAGTCGGTAGTACCCAAGGGCAGAATGACTGTGCCTCTTTCACTTGTTCCAAGTACGTCCTGCTTTTCTGACACAAAGTTTATGTATGTACCGGGACGCACCTTGCTTACATTCGGATCAAATGTTCCGCCTGCCATAATTATCTTGCCTCCTTTTTAAGCCACACGCTTATAATACTTTTCATTTCGCTTACGGTAAATTCACCGTTAAGTCCTGCTGATGCTCCTGCAAAGGTGCTGTCCGTAACCCCGAAAAGCTGATTGCAGTTTTCACGGAGCTTTTCCAAGGTGAATCTCGGTTCTGCATTCGCGGAAACAGCAGGCTTTGCAGTTGCACTTTCAGCATTAGGCTGCTTTACTTCCTTGCTCATACTATCACTCCTGTTCTCATTTTTTGATGTATTTGTTAAGGCCATATGAATTCATCATATTTCCCTTTTTATCCGTGTAGGGTCTTCTGCTTGTGAATTTTACTACAAGCACCGCTGTGTTTTCGGCTGTCACACGCAGTGACGGGTCATGGAGTCTTATGTATTTTTTACCGACCTGACTGCCCAACTCCGACAATAGCGGCACAAGTCGGCGGTTTTGCTGTATGGTGTTAAGTGCTGTTGATGCCAGTTCATAAGCATCTTGCTTTGAACTGTGTATAAATGTTACAAACCAGATGTAGTCTGCACTATATGTGTTGAAGGTATCGCCGCTTGTAGTTACTTCGGGAACAGGGAAATACACCGCAGGGCAGCGAAAACTTTCGGGTAGGTTTCTGTAGTATGGCTGTACGTTGTTCCCCACAGCCGACAGAATAAATTTTGCAATGCTTGCAAGTTCGCATCTACCCATTTTTGCTTTAGCACCATACCTGTTTTTGCTCCGGGTATGTACTCAAAATGCTCCCCATGCCACTCTCCGGGCACAAATCTCACTGCTACGCCTTTCGGATTAGTCCAGTGACCGTCATTGACGTATTTGGCATAGTGAAGGCTTGATCCGACTTCTACTGTCATGCCGTTGTCGGAAGTTCTCCATATGTTGTGAGCGCCGTCCTTTTCAAAGCTGTTCAGCAGCAATCGGGTATCTACTACCTGTCGGCGTATTATTTCGTCCCCCACTATGCGGAGTAGTTCTATTCCTGCTTCTTCAAGCCATATGGGAGCTTCCGCTTTGACTTGACCTTCACTTACTTTTTTGAGCTTGTTGAAAAAGTTCTTGTTTACTGAAGTTTTAAATTCTATAGGCATATCATAACGCCCCCTGATTGTCCAGACGCTTGATGTATGCGAATACATGATGATCTCTGACATTGATAGGCTGTTCCGCTGTGTATTCAAAGCCTGTATCGCAATTGACCACTTTGTCGTTTATGCGTATATCCGTGCCTATAGGCAGCGTGAGCTTTATTCTTGCATCGAGCATATTTCTCGGCTCTTGCTGATTGATCACTATGTTTGCAGACTTAACGCCGAAATGGCACTTTACGCTCTCTATATCGGGTGTTTCGTCGTAGCTATACTTTCCCATAGAATCGGGAAGACCATAGCCGGGACTGTCGGAATGAGCCTTAATGTGATAAATATCACAAGTGTGATTAAAAAGATTTTCTATCATAGCACCGTCATCCTCATTGTCACATTTCCACGAGCTTTCACCTTCACATACTCATCAAGCAGTGAATCAAGCCCTAAATTGCTTACATCTGCCGATATATCCGCCGACGAAAAAGCCGTGTAGCTGTAGTCATCAAAAGTTTCGGATTTTTCTTGCTTTGAGGACATGACAGCAGCGTGAGCATAGTTCTCAGCTAAAAGTATCACTGCGTTTTTTACAGCGGAGGGTATCGTGTTATACTCTGAAAAATCGTTGTGAGTATAACTTATCACATACTGCTCCGCTCTTGATATGTCTATCCTGAGCCTTGCATCTGTCCTCTGCTGAACTGCTTTTATTTCGGAATAGTCCTTTACTTCCTGAGGGCTTACCCACGGTCTGTCTGCCATAATTTCTCACCTCTGTTATTCGGGTATGCGAACGACTTCAAGGTATATCTCGGCTTCACCTGCTGTAGCTGCCGTACCCGTTTCGGTAAATTTTGCTTTTACTGTCTGTTTAGTGTCGAACTCTGCAAACCTGTTGACAGAGTATGCACCTTTTGTCCCCTCGGTCACATCATCTGTGCCAAGTATGTCGTTTACATCGTCATTAGTGCCGACAGTCAGCACGTTTGTTGTCCCTGCATTAAATGCAGTCTTAACTACTGCCGTTGCTTTCGTCACAACGATATTTGCGGGAAGCTCGCACAGCTTTACGCCTGCGGAAGCTCCTATAGTATCAAAAGCGATACTGCCTGCGTACATAAGCTGTACCGAGCCGCAAACACTCAGATCGGGTATAACTTTCATATATATTTTCTCCTTTCGATTTTAGCTCTCCTGAAGCTCCGTCATTGTCGGGCTGCCGTACTCGATGATGCCCTCAAGCTCATCCTCTGGCAGCACCTCACGGAGCTTATTTATGATAGCGTCTTTTTTGCGAATGCCTTTGAGTGAAACGTTCTTGTATGTTGCAAACGTTTCAAGCTCAGACACATTCATCTCCTCCAAGGTCTTGCCGCTATATGCAGGCTCGCATACCCTTTCGGTATCGCCGATGAAAGGCGGAAGTGGCGGAAGTGTTTCTGCTTCCGCGCTGTCTTCAATTACTTCACTGCTTTCAATCGATACCAGGCTAAAGTTATCAGTTTCAAGTAATGCAGCCGCAATACTCTCTGTGACCTCAATAACAGGCTTTTCTTTTGTAGCTGTTATCAAGCCGTCGGGAGTTCCTACGGTATACGAAAGACCTTTTTCAAGTTTCAGCTTATACATTTAACTGCCTCACTTACGCGATAGCAGGCAGATTTTTGATAAGAGCACAAGCATCAAGCTCCTCAATAACAGGGTCAAAGTCAAGGTGGATAACGTAATAACGCTTGTCCTGCATGATAGCTTCCTTGCCCTCCACTGTCTTTCTTATCTGCATATTGTAGCTGTTGACTACGATAAAGTTCTTGGGGTCTGTGAGCAGTATGATATCATCACTCATGGACGGACACTGAACAACAGGTATCTTAGCAGGGCTGTTGTATACGCTTTCAGGGACTGCACCGCCCTGTGTTATCACCTTGTTAAGCAGGAACAATTCCCACTCCTGCGCTCTTCTGGGGGACATGAGCCAACGGAGCTTGCCGTTGTTGTACTTGTTTGGGAGCTTCTGCAATGTCTTGTAGAAGATGTCAAGGCTCATTGCGCTGTCACTTGTGGCATCATAAATGTGAGAGCCGTTGTTCATCTGCTTTATCCAGCCATCATTGATGTACAGAAAATCGTGATCGCTATCGCTTGCGGATATGCTTGTATCTCCGTTGAGGTAGATGTCTTCCAGATCGCCGCCGAGCTGTGTAGTCATATATCCTGTTATGATAGCTTCCAGGTTCTGACCTTCGATGTTCTGGCGGAGGGTTTCTTCGGTTATCTCCCAGGGGAGTCTTGCAGGGGTAACAGCATACTCTATCTTGCTTGTCTGTACGCCCGCTCTGTAACCGTCGTCAACGCCCTCTGTTTTCTTACGCAGAAGTCTTCTTCCGATACCGATCTTGTCGAGCTCGCCCGTCTGTGCTGTTCTCATCTCGTGCCTTACAAGAGGCGAAAGGTTTGTGGCTTCAAAAGTCTGTGTTAAAAACTTTCTTGCCTGTTCGGGGTTAAGAAGTCCGTTTGATATGGTGGAAGTCGAAATAGACTTTCTCACCAGTTCTTCATTTGTCATATGTTTTCCTCCTTTGCGTTATGGTTATGTTTGATTAAAGAAATCCGTGAAGGTAGTGTTCTTCGCTTTTTGCAACACTGTTTTCTGCACCATTGAGGTTGGTTGGCAGACCTGCGTGCTTGCGTATAGGTTCAACGGCTTTTTCGACCGCTTCACCAACCATTTTGGCTACATTTTCGGCAGTCAGTGGCTCTTCCTTTGTGTCGGGAGTCATAGCCTTCTGTACAGCCTCTGTTACCATTTTCTGAATTTTTTCAGCGGTAATAGGTTCATTCTTGGTGTTGTCTTCCGACTTGGCAACAGGTTCTGTGTCCGAATTTGCTGCCGTCATAGCCTTCTGTACAGCCTCATTAACCATCTTTTGAATGTCATCTTTTGTCATGTCATTTTCCTCCTTGTCATTATTGTTATTTGTATTTTCATCGGGTTCAGGATCGTCAAATTCTTTCAGAAATGTTCCCAAACTCTCATAAATACCGTTAAGAGTCTCCCTGTTTTTGCCCGACATCTTCTTACCTGATTTGGCGACAGCCTCTGATGTGGGCTTTACAGATTTGGCGATATACTTTTCATTCAGAAGAATGTCGCTCACTATATCATTGAAGTCGCTGAGAGCTTCTCTGATGACAAATTCTTCATCTTCAAACTCCCACTTGTCATCAACATAGTTGTACTTTGACAGCGTTCGGTTCAAAGCGTTCCACGCTTCGTTGAACAGGTCGCCTTTGGCTCTGGCGTTATAGTTGCCTTTGACTTTGCCTTTTTCAATGTCCTCTTTAAGACCGAGAAATTTTGCCATCTTAACGAGAAAGTTCACTTTTTCTTCCTTTTCGCCTTTGCCGATGCTGTCAAGGTCAACGTCCTCATCACCGTATGTGCCTTTACCGCCCATAGAAAAACCTGTTATCTCACCTTTCTGTATCTTGTCCCACAAGTTCTTATCCGATATTTCGGCAGTCATGAGCCAGGTGCCTTTTGTGACCTTTTCCCCGTCTATTTCAAAATCTGCTTTGGCTATCCAGCTTTCCACGACTGATACGCCCTCTTGCAGTTTGAAATTATGCTGAAGATCACACCCTTCGCCGTTTTTGAGAAAGTCATGAGCTGTTTTCTCGATAACCTCGGCGGACATAAAATCTCCCTGTGTGTCCTCGGTCATAGGCTCATATACCACTCCTGTGATATAGTGGTTTTCATTGTCCGTTTTGATAATTCTGCCTGTAGCTTCCCAATCTGCCATGCCGTCCTGCGCTTTGGTAATAAGAAACTCTCTTTTGTTGGCAGCCTTGTCCACAAGAGACACAAAGGATATTTTAGCATTCTTTATTTCTCTTGCCTTGCTTACGTTGTTCATTCTTTCACGCTCCTTTATTTTTTTCTTATAACCTATTGCATTTTGCTTAAATATATGTTATAATATTTTTATAACAGAGATATTCGCTGTCCCCATAAGCCTTACGGCACGGATAGATGGATTAAATCTCTGTTTTTCTTTTTGCCGCAAAAATGATATTGTTATTTTTTACCATTATAGTTTCATCAATAAATCGTGTATGTTTTGAAGTATATAACCTTCCAATTTGTTCGGTCAATTCATCTACAGTCAACGGGCTTCCTGATACATCGAAGACAAAATTATTTGATTGAAGTTTCTTTTTTGAAACAGCATTATATAATACATTTTTGCTTTCTCCGGCGATTGTCTTTAGATCATATTTTTTATCATCAATAATATAATCAGGCGTGCTAATTCCTAATGGGTAATTTATTCTTGGCACAATATGTACTACTTTTCCTGCTGCAGAGCTAATTAGCTCTGCTATTTCTTTTTCATGAGGTGAATAATCTAAAATAACGTGTTTATCGTCAACTTTATATGTATTCCCGTTAACTGAATATTCCCTTAATTCTTTAACGGCAGCATTTTTTGTACTTTCGTTACTTTTCCATTGAGAAGTAACATCATTGTATTTTATCTTATTTCCATTGTCAGCACCCTTTGGCAAAACATTTTCCTCTATCCCTGCCTTTGCCTTGTTTTTGGCGTTAAACTCTTCCTCCCACTGTGCGTCCATGCTGTCAATAGCTTCCTGCTGGAGTCTCTGCCGTTCTTCTAAGGGCATTCCCAAAATATCTTCATCAACAATATCCTGTGATACACAGTGACAGTTTATGGACTCTTCGGGAGGGAGCGACGGGTCAACAGGACACATAGGGTAATAGACCGTTCCGTCTTTGCCCGTCAGGGTAAAGGGCTGATCCACAGCCACTATCTGACCGTCCATTGCAACATGGTTTTCTCTCGGCTCGTTCTTGTGCGCTCCCGTGTGCCGCCACATTTTCTCTTTGATACAAGGGTTCTGCATGGCTGCTTCCTGCTTGGAAACGTTATCTGCCCTCAGTACCTCTGTGACCGCCACACGCCTTGCACGATAATATTCATCACGGATACCGCTTTCTTGTATAGCTCTTGTCACACTTGCAATGTCATTGCCGTGAGTGAATCCGTCCTGTATTATTTTGGAGATGGTTTCCTTGTCCGACAGCTTCATCATATCCGCAAGCTCTCCCGACCAGTTATCAATCCACGCAAGAGTACGCTTTGAAACGCTGTTTATTTTTAGTTCTGCGTCAACGTTTCTCACATAGCACTTCACCAGTTTAGGAACAAGAGCATTAAGTTCATCAGCCATTATCTCTTTTATCTCGTTTCGGCAGGTATTGTCTGAAAAGATTTCATCGAGAACACCTGCTGTCAAAAGAGCCGCTAATGTCTTGTGCTTTTTTATCGCCGAAATAATGCGGTTCGTTTCTTTCGAGAGAGAGTCTTCCACCTTATCTTCAATGCTGCCGATAGCTTTCACACTGTCTTGGGGTTCGGCTCTGCCCTCGTCCTCGAACATTTCCGTGAGGTCATCGTCTGCTTTTTTGAGGTACGCATCTATTGCCTTTAATAAAGGCTGATACTCGGCAGTCGTCATGATATCTCCTCGAATCTGTATTGCTGCTTTGCGTTGGGGTATTTTTTGCGGTCAACAGGAGAAACGAACATTGAAAGCGGTCTTGCATAGATCCCTTCACTATCCGTTTGGTGTGATGTACCTTTGTGACTATCACAATGATAGATCACCATTTTTTCGCCCGTTTCGGTATGCGTAGCAAATCCCAACACCATAACTTCAAACCCTTTAAAATGCCTGTACCTTTTGAACATTTCAATTTTTCTCATGTGCTTCTCCTTTGTCCCCGGGTGCAATTATTCTTCCTGTTTGCTTTTAAGCATTTTCCTTATCTCTCGCATGATAGCCACCACTTCATCATCATGATTTTTTGCAGCTTTCCTCATCTGCTGTTCAAGACTTGCCGTAATGCCCTGCATAGCCGCTTGTGAGGCTTCCTGCGGAGCTGTATTGACACCAATGGGGATATTGCCCCAGTCGTCCTCGTAGTCCTCGGAAACACGTCCGTAAGCGTTATAGGCTATCTCCTTTGCAAAGTTCGGAGTAATGCCTCCTGCTGATCTGCAAACGGACAGTATCTTGAAAAGGTCATCGGGACTTGTGATGTCGGGCTCTTTAAAGTAGACCTCCACATTTTTGAAGTGATAACAGCTAAGCAGCTTGTTGTTGACCGCCCATGCAAGACTTTTCCTTTCGGGCTGAAATACCTGTTCTTCTGTGACCTGCCGTGCCGTAAGAGATGTTGCACGGTTGAAGTCTGTGGTATAGCCAACGTAAATATCGGGAAGCTGGAATGCGGACTGCACTTTCTTTCTTGTGTTTTCCATGTAGTCCTGAAACAGCTCGTCTTTCTGCAAGATGTTTGCAAGCTCTTTTATCTCAATATCCGGCTTATCCGTGCTTTCATACTCTGTTATGCCGTCCTTGCTCTCCTCTTCCAGAAGCAAAAATGCGTGCTGTCCGTTTTCACCTTTGATACCGTCCATGTACTGTCTCAGTTTCGTCATACTTTCATCGGAAAGCGTACCGCCTTTCAGTATCATCATCAGAGGAATATGCCGTCCGTTTTCAAAATAATTCAGGTTCAGGTTTTCCGCTTTGCGGCTGCCTGTCACTCCGAGAACCTGACCTATCCATCTTACTTCGCCATATGGCTCCGTTCCTATTGCAAACTCTATTATCTCATTTGCCTGATATTGTCTGTCAAGTCCTTCGCTGCTGTCAACATAACTGCCGTTTCTGAGATCCATTATCCGTGGGTCTCCGAACTCTTTGAAGTAGATCGTCTTTCCACCTATCTGCTGACTGTACTTGCGGTATTTTTTATTTCTCTCTATCTCCTCACCGTTTACATAAAACACACTCGGCACATAGGGCATGAGAGGAATTGTCTTTCTGATGCTTGGCGTGTCCTCTATGAAGTCTATCTGCACCACTTCGCCATCAATGCTGCGTATCACTTCAACATAAGCTATGCCGTATGTTTCACGGGATTCAATAACGTTTTCAAAAAGTTCCTTTGTGTCCTGTTCCAACGTGAGCTGCTCGACTTTCTGCAGCGCCTTGTTAAACTCCTCGTCAATCTCTGCGCTCTGCTCCACATCTTCCTTATACCTGACACCTAATCCGAATCCGCATATATTCTGCTTGTATGCTCTTATACACTGAGGAAGTATGGTACTGTTGTTTACCAGTGCTTTATATCCTCTGAGGTCTGTAGGCGGTTCTATCCATTCATAAGCACAGTTCTCCTCACTTCTTGACAGTTGTGTGGGAGCATCAGCTTTTGTGACTGGTCTGCTTGTGTTGCCTGATGTTATTATTTCAACTCTCATGGGTACAGGTGTTGATTTTTTTGCATCATTACTCATAGTGTTTTGTCACCTCTTTTTGGAAGTTTTACGGGCAGACAGGCAAGCAATACGCTGTCTGCTTCGTCGGGGGAGTGCAGTCCTCTTTTTTTCATTGACTCTTTGCTTTCAACCCGTATCTTGCCCTTGTCCGTCATTGTGTATTTTCTTGCGGACAACTGCCCTATAAGCTGATCGTCATTGGGAAGTATCAGTTCTACGGGCTTGGGGTTGCCGTCCTCATCGTGTTCAAGCAGGAGCTTCTTGACAACAGACATCATATACGTTGTGCTGTCATCATAATGCTTATGCTTTATTTTCTGCCCGAACAATATAGGGTATATCGCCAACCACCAATATGAAGCCTGATTGTTTGCCTTGACACGTCTTAAACGGTCTACCACACCGCCGCCCACACCTCCGTCATCTATTTTTACGGGTATCGGGTCGTCACGCTTAGGGTCAAGACTGTACCTTTCGGCAAGCTCATTTCCAAGCATGAGTATCCGGTCTGCGGTTTCCTGAGTGTCCTTGCCACTTAATTTCTTGTAAATCTCAACCTTTTCATCAACTCGGTATGTGATGATCGTTTTATCGTTTCCGAAACGTGCCACATCACAGCCGATATGTATTTGAAAAGGATGTTTTCTCGGAACATATTCGGTGCTTACCGACTTTTCCAGCAGCGGAAGGGGTATGAATGCATCACTACCTGCCAATGGGAATTCCCCTGCCACACGCACACGGTATACATCACTGTCCACGCCGAACATATTGATTATCATTTCAACAAAATCGTCCGATACTCTTTCGCTGTTTCTGCCGTCTATGTGTATGGTGCTGTACTTGTCTTTGTTTTTATGGTGGCTGTCATAGAAAAAACCATTTAACTGCGTGGGATTTCCGCACATCAGAAGTCTTGAGCCTTCTGTGGACAACGCACCGAGAACAGGCTCAAAAATTTTGTCATCGACACCCGAAGCTTCATCTATGATAAAGAGGATATTGTCTGCGTGAAAGCCTTGCAAAGCATCAGGCTTGGTGGAAGTTCTTGCAACTGCGAACCACTCTTCCTTATGCCCACGCATATAGACCTTTTCGTTAGTCCACATGATAATGTCTTTAAGACATTTACTGTGCCTTATCCACTTACTGACCTCTGCCCATAAAATGTCAAACAGTTGGTGCTGCGTTGGTGCTGTGCAGGGTATTTTCGGGAACGGTCGTGTTACCAAAAACCATATAACTATCCATGCCTGTACAGCCGATTTACCCACACCGTGACCGCTTCTTACGCTTGTCATCTGATTGACTGCCACGCTGTTTAATATTTTTGACTGCTCCTTATCGGGAGTTATGCCTATAATGTCTTCAACAAATTCCACAGGGTGATCTGCGTAGTACAGTATAGCTTCACTTGTTATCATTCTTCATTCTCTTTTCATACGCCGAAACAATAACATCTTCAAAGGAACCTGACGCTTCTTTTTCATCTGCTTTTGCTTTCAGTTCCTGTTCTTTAATTCTGATTTCCTTACGTTTGAGCTTCAGCGACTCACGCTGCACCGACTCACCCATAAGGTCGATAAACAGTTCCATGAATTTCGGGTCTCCGCTTAATGCTTTTTCTATCACAACATCTCGTAATTCGTCGAACAATTCAGGATTATCTTTTACCTTCTTGCGAAACGCCGATTGAAAACTCCTTGAAATACCCGAAGCCTTACCGCCTTTTGAAGATATTTCCCTGTGCTTGCTGTCGTCCATTTCGTTGAAGGAAGTTAAGTTTTTGTTCTTTTCATTCAAGATCACCACCACACTGTTTTTGCATCCGGGGACAATAAATAATATTGCTGTTAGTTTCCGTCTTTGCCTTTTCTCTTTTCGTATGCTTCACTTATAATATCAGCAAATGAACTTGCTGCTTCATCATCTTTTTCAGCATACATCTCCGCCGATTTATCTATAATTGTCTGTTCAAGCTCAGTGCCCAATTTTAGCAGTTCTTTGATGTCTTTGAAGGTCATTTTGCTTTCGTCTGCTTCACTGAATGCTTTAATAGCTTTGGCTTGTATCGCCCTTGATATTTTCAGCTGTTGAGCTATCATCTTTTTCTTCTGAGTAATAACATCTTTTCGGGCTTCATGTTCAAGCCAATTGTCATAAAGCCTTACTCTGTCTTTCCATTCGTACTTGCTGACCCATCTATACACCGCCTGATAAGATTTTCCTATCTCGTCGCATACTGCCTGAATAGTTCTCTTATCTGTCATATCCCGATAAATAGAGAATGCTGCATAAGCTTTTTCTGTTTCACCTGATTGGCGTTCCCATGGATCGCCTTTAAACTTCATAGCCTCCTCTCCTCATCATCGGACATGACTACTTGTAATCTTTCAGTCTGTATGCTTTCCCGTATTCGTGTTTCCCTTTGGTCATGATGTTAAGAAAATCATCACGGCTGAAATCCGATAACCTGAATACTTCTTCGGGCTTCATTCCTAATTCTTTGCATATTTCTTTAGTCGTTTTACCTGCTCCCAGAAGTTCCTTTACAATAGCCTTCATTGGTTCTAACAAGTGCGTACCTCTTGCTCTGTTATGCGTGATAGTGCCGTATATATCTTCGGCATGGTCCTTGTGTTCAACTACCACTATCGGTACTTTACCGCCGAGCTTTGTTTTCAGCGGTTCACGCCCTGCGATAGTCCATCTGTGGAAACCGTCTATTATCGTCATATCGGGTCTTACAACTATCGGCATCGTCCAACCGTTTACAAGAATAGACTGCACGAGCAGTTCAAGGTTCTGCTCGCTTACCTTGTTCGGGTTGTAGTTGTTTGGCTTCAATAAGTCCCGCTCCACAAATTTGATGTTGCGGAGAGGGGAGAGCAGATCGCCTGTGTATTCATGAGTTATTCCCAATTTTTAGCACCACCGTTTTCCTTGAACACATTGCTGTGAAGATTTATTGTTACCGCTCGGAGCGTTCGGAGCTTCGGGTCACCTGCGACAGCAGCTTCATACAGCATTTTGTACTCAACCTGAGTTATGTAGTGAGAGTATTTCAGAAGTGCGTATTCGATGCCTTTTTTGAGCTTGGCCATCGTTTTAGTTTGAAAGCGCCAATCCTCTTTAAGCAATTTAAACAGTTTATCTTTATAGTCCGTCTCCTCGTCGGGAGTTGCTTTTTTGCTTTTCTTCTGCCGTCTGAACAGCTCTGTATCATAGTAGAGCATAGCCATGTATGCGTTGGGTTCTCGTCTGCATATCTTGTCAAACAGTTCGGGGTAAAATTCACACATATTCACAAGATGCCCTATAGTATCAATGGAGAAAAACTGGGATATTCTCATTCTGTTCTGCCCTACGCCCACTTGATACATATACTTGTAAGCATCGGGAAAATCAAGGTTATTATCTCTTATGTATTGCCATACATCGGTATCCTTCCAGTCATATATGGGGTACATCTTGTTTTGGTTTTTCATTCGTGAAAGATATTGATACCTATGTACGCTCTCAGACGCTCTAACGCCTATGATGTTGACCCTGCCTTTATTCCACTTATCGAAAAAACGTTGATAGTTGTCTTTTCCTATTTCAAGCAGAGGGTGATTTATTATCGCAAATGCAGGGCGTTTTCTTATCCATACGTCCTTTTTGCGTTCGTCCCAGCAAATAAAACTTTCATCGCTTGATAGCTGATTAAGGCAGTTGAAATGCTTGACCTGCAAACAAAACCAGTCAAACCTTACTCCTATGCTTATCCACTGGGTTCTCATACCCAGCACTATCTTTTCTACACAAGGATAAATGGCTTCTTCGTCAATAAAAGCAACTATAAGTTTACTTTTGTCTATCTCGCCCGATTGACACATTCGGAATATTAAGTCATTCAAGCATATTGAGTCTTTTCCTCCGCTTACGGAAAATGTTATTCTTTGAGCAGTTGCGAATATATTCTTTATACGCTTTCTTGCCACTGTTACTACATCAAGTTCAGAATATTCTTTTCTAATCAATGTAGATCACTTCTCCACAGCTCGGACATATGACTTTACGTCGTGTGTCCTCGGCAGGGGTTTGAACTTCCGAGGAACTCTCGGCAGTTGCGTTTTCGCTCTCCGAAGGAGCGGGAGTGGTGTTGCTTGTCTGAGCGATTGCAGGCGGTTCAGGGCTTGTTATAGCCTCGTCTGTTATAGTGCCGTATTCACCGACAGATTCCTCCAGTTCCTCTACAGTAGCTGTCAACTGGCGCAGAACATCTTCATCGAACCCGGCTATATCATAGTCATTATCTGCAACGATCTCTTTTATGTAGTTCTCTATCTCGGTATAGTCATCAGCACCAAGGGAATATATTTTATTGTCCGAAAGGACAAGTTTCTTTTTCTGTGTTTCGGTAAGCCCTTTCATTCTGTGGCACTCCGCTTTTTCTTTGCCCAGCTTTTGCAAGGC